AACTTTTAAAAAAACAACATTGTTGGGAACATTCTTGTTTTACAAAAAGTTGTTTAAATTGTTTGGAGATAGTTAAATAATGGCTGGATTAAGCGCATCAGGATTAAAAACACAAATTAGAAGTTATACAGAAACAGATTCTAATGTTTTAACAGATGCTGTTTTAGAAAATATAATTTTAAACGCACAGTATAGAATATTTCGAGATGTGCCTATTGATGCAGATAGAAAACAACAACTTGGTAATTTTGTTGCTGGACAAGAATCTATTAACTGTCCTGCAGGAGCCGTGTTTATTCGAGGTATACAAGTTTATGATACAGCAGGATCAGAAATTACAGGAGCTAATAGATGGTTAGAGAAGAAAGATGTAACATATCTTCAAGAGTATCAAGATGTAACAGGTACATCGGCAGCTCAAGGTCAACCTAAATATTATGCTATGTTTGGTGGTGCTACAGGAGAGTCTGACACTACATCAGGTAGAATATTTGTAGCCCCAGTTCCAAACACAACTTATAGATTTAGAGTGCATTTTAATAAAGCTCCTGATCTTTTAGAGGGGGATGGTACTAACTACATTAGTATGAATTTTCCAAATGGGCTGTTATATTGCTGTCTATCAGAGGCATATGGATTTTTAAAAGGCCCAATAGATATGTTGACACTTTACGAAAATAAATATAAACAAGAAGTACAGAAGTTTGCTAACGAGCAAGTTGGTAGAAGACGAAGAGATGACTACACAGATGGCGCTGTTCGTATACCAGTAACTTCAGCAAACCCGTAGGAGATTATTATGGCAAATACAAGCGCAATATGTTCAAGTTTTAAACAAGAACTTTTACAAGGTAAACACAGTTTTGAATCTTCAGGTGGCCACACTTTTAAAATTGCATTATTTGATAGTGATGCAACTTTAGGTGCTTCTACAACAGATTATTCAACATCAGAAGAAATTACAAATACATCTGGAACTGCATATACTGCAGGTGGTGCAACTCTTACTAATTCAGGGGTATCATTATCTTCAACAACAGCATTCACAGACTTTTCAGATGTAACTTTTACTTCTGCATCTTTCACTGCAAACGCTGCACTAATTTATAATACGACAACAGATGGTGGTTCAGGCACTACTGATGCTGTTTGCGCGATTGCATTTGGTGGTGACAAAACAGCGAGTAATGGAACTTTTAAAATAGAATTTCCAGCAGCAGCAGCGACTACAGCAATCATTAGACTAGCATAGGAGGCCGACCATGTCGGTATCTTCAGGATGGGGCAGGTTTACCTGGGGCCAAGCGTATTGGAATGAAGATACGACTTTTAAAACAGGTTGGGGTGCACAAGCTTGGAATGATGGTGAGTGGGGCGAACTCAAAGATGTAACGATATTTCCAACTGGTTTATCAATAACATCTAATGTTGGTTCAGTAGACGTTCCAGATCAAATAATTACACCTACAAGTTTTGAAATTACAGCTTCTCAAGGAGAGGCTTTTGTTCCTGTTGTATTAGAAACAAGTTTATCTGCATCTTTTTCTATCGGTTCAGTGTCCGTGGTCGATATGCAGGTAGGATTGACAGGTCAATCTATAACAAGTTCGGTTGGATCTCTAACAGTAAACGACCTGACTATTGGTTTAACAGGTCAAGAGTTTACTGCAAGTCAGGGAACAGCAGTGATACCAAACGAAACAGCAATTGTTTCTGGTTTAGCGATCACTTCTGAACAAGGAACCGCAGTCGCAAGTTCTACGACAGAAGCCTCTTTAACTGGTGTATCTTTTAGCGCCAGTGTTGGTAGTGTTACAATACCAAATGATGTAGTTCAATTATCTGGAGTATCAGCAGAATTTAGTTTAGGAAGTATTATAGGATTGGGTGGTGCTATAGTTCAACCATCAAGTTTAAGTATAACTCCTAGTGTTGGCTCTTTAACAATAGAAGAAGGTCTAGGCTTAACTGGTCAATCGTTTAGCGCTAGTGTTGGCTCTCTTTCTATAAACGATATAACTATTGGATTAACTGGTCAATCAGCAACATTTAGTATTGGAGCTGTAGATATATTTGCTTATGGCGATGTTGACACTGGCTCAAATACGTCTTATAGTAATGTTTCAACAGGTTCGAATGACTCTTATTCGGATGTTGCAACTGGATCAAATACAAGTTATAGTGACGCTGCATAGGAGATAAAATATGGCATCAACATACACACCATTGGGTGTAGAACTTCAGGCAACTGGTGAAAACGCAGGAACTTGGGGTACAAAAACTAATACAAATTTACAAATCATCGAGCAAATATCTGGTGGTTACACAACTCAAGCTGTCTCCGATTCAGGAGATACAACTCTTTCAGTATCTGATGGTTCAACTGGTGCAACTCTTTCTCACAGAGTTATAGAATTTACAGGATCTCTTACAGCATCTAGAAATGTTACAATACCTTTAGATGTACAAAACTTTTATTTTTTAAAAAATGCAACGTCAGGATCTCAAAACGTTGTATTTAAATATGCAACTGGTACAGGAACTTCTGCTACAGTTGCAAACGGTAAAACTGTAATCGCATATGCAAAAGCAGATGATGGAACTAATCCAAATATTTCTACAATATCTTTAGCAAGTGATCTTGTTGATGATACTACACCACAATTAGGTGGTAACTTAGATACTAATTCTTTCATGATAGACTTTGACGATGCTCATGGTCTAAGAGATGAAAATGGAAATGAACAATTATTCTTTAGCACTACAAGTTCAGCTGTAAATTATTTAAATGTCACAAATGCTGCTACAGGAAATGATCCAAAAATAAGTGCATTAGGAGATGATTCAAATATTGATTTAGCTATTTCACCAAAAGGAACAGGTGAAGTTGTAGTTGGTACAGGATCAGCTGCTGCAACAATCACATCAAGTGGTGCATATGATCTTAGATTAGATACAAACTCAGGAACAAATTCAAGTTATATTAATATAATTGATGCAGCCAATGGTAATATACAATTATATCCAAATGGAACAGGTTTAACTGAAATTGCTGGTGGAACAAACGCTGGAACAATTCAGCTTAATTGTGAATCTAACTCTCACGGGATTAAGCTTCAATCACCTCCACACTCGGCTTCACAAAGCTACACACTTATCTATCCTACTGGAAACGTAACAGCAGGAACATTTTTAAAAGTAGCAAGTATTACAGGTTCAGGAACAACAGCTGTTGGTCAATTATCTTTTGCAGCAGCAGGGACTTCTTGGCAAGCAGTAAAAACTTCTACTTTCACAGCAGCAGCTGGTGAAGGATATTTTGTTAACACAACAAGTGGTGTTATCACTATGAATTTACCTGCAGGAACATTAGGCGATGAAATTGCGTTTATTGATTATGCAGGTACTTTTGATTCTAACACATTTACAGTATCTGCAAATGGTTCAGAAAAAATTCATGGATCGACAGATGATTTAACAATTTCAACAGAAAGAGCAGCGAATACACTTGTCTTCACAGATTCAACACAAGGTTGGTTGCTGAAGAATAATTAATTATGGCAGATTATAAGGATATCGTTGGGACGGCAGTCCGAAATAATGCAGGTAATGTACCTGCTGATCAACAAGATCAGATATTTTTTGATACAACAAATATCGATTTTAAATATTTATTTCCAAATGTATTAAGTTCTTGGCGAACTGGTAATAATGTAAATAGTCCTAGAGTTGAAACAAAAATGGGAGGGATTCAAACATCTTCCATACTTTTTGCTGGTGATGCACCAGGAGGAGATTCAGCTTTAGCAGAAACTTATGATGGAATTTCTTTTACAGAAGTTGCAGATTTAAACACAGCTAGAAAACAATTAGGTGGCACTGGTAGTAGTAGCACAAACGCTATAGCTTTTGGTGGAGACAAACCTGGAAGTCCTTCTCTTGTAGCATTAAGTGAAAGTTGGAATGGTTCTAGTTGGACAGAAGTTGGTGATCTTAATACTGCAAGAAATAATTTAGCTGATTCAGGAGCAAGTAATACATCTGCATTAGCTTTTGGAGGAGGCGCTCCAGGTAATGTGGCAAATACAGAACAATATGATGGCTCAACGTGGACAGAGGTAGCAGACTTAAACACTGGAAGAAGACTTGCTGCTGGAGGTGGAACAGTTACCTCAGCTCTAGCTTGGGGAGGAATAGATGCTCCTCGTGCACTAACAGAATCATGGAATGGTTCAACATGGACTGAAGTAGGAGATCTAAATACCGGTAGATATAATTGGCAAGGTGCAGGAGAAAGCAACACTGCAGCAATATGTGGAGGTGGATATACCGGAACAGCAAATAGTGCAAACTCAGAATTATGGAATGGAACAAGTTGGTCAGAACAAAATAATATTAGCTCTGCTAGAAATGGTTTTGGATCCGCAGGAACTTCAACAGCAGCAGTTATAGCGTCTGGACAACCTTCTTCTGGAACAGAAGAATGGACAAAAGACGCTGCTGTCGGAGCATGGGCAACAAGTGCTGATATAAACACTGCAAGATATTCTGCAGGAAATAATGGGACTGTGCCCTCAGCATTAATTTATGGTGGATTAGATCCATCTCCTTCATACAGAAATATAACAGAATCGTGGAATGGAACTAGCTGGACTGAAGTTAATGATTTAAATACAGCTAGAGATGGTATATATTCAGCGGGTGCCGCTAATACGACTGGTTTAGCAACTTGTGGAAGAACATCTAATCCTACTGTTACAAATATATGTGAGTCTTGGAATGGTTCTAGTTGGACTGAGGTAAACGATGCAAATGCAGCAAAAGCACTAGGAGGAAGCTGTTCTGGTTCTCCTTACACAGCTGCATTACTTTTTGGAGGTGCTGGTATCCCTTTACCTAATTCAACCACAGTTAATACAGAATCTTGGAATGGAACAAGTTGGACAGAGGTTAATAATCTCAACGCTAGCAGATATTATGTTGGTGGTGTAGGTAATCAAACTTCAGCCCTGTGTTATGGTGGTTACTCTGCACCTTTAGGGTATGTATCTAGTAATGAACTTTGGAATGGAACTAGTTGGACAGAGGTTAATAATTTTACTGCTCCCGCTTCAGGATCATTTGGAAATGCAGGAGCAAGTAATACCACTGCACTTAAGTTTGGTGGTTCACCTGGCCCTGGTTATAAAAATTTTGTAGAGGATTGGAACGGGGCAAGTTGGCAAGAGACAACTGATATACCTAACGGCTTTGTCAGTGGTATGAGTGTTGGTGTCTCTACTAGTGCACTTGGAATTTCAGGTCTTAGAGCACCTTCAAGTTCATATCCAAATCCAGCAGAGACTTTAGAATTTACTTCACCTTCAAGTGTAATTAAGGTATTAACAGATTAAGGAGGAAACTATGGCAAAAACATATCAATACTGTGTAGCAGAAAACTGGGGTAAAGGATTTATCGATCACGAGGAATCTTTTAGAATCACGTTTAAAGGCTATCCAGGTAATGTTTGGCAGGTTCCTGCATATAACAAACATGCTAATCTTTGGATTGCTAAAGTAGCGGGCACAGTCAAAACAAAAGACGAAGCTCAAGCATTGGTTGATGCAGAAATTCAAGCAGCACAAGCTGCGTGGGATGCTCTGACAGACGAAGAAAAAGCTGATCCGACGAGACCTAGACCTGCTGATATTATATTGGAGGATTAAAAATTTAGATGTCAACTTATAAAGAAATAAGAGGACTTAAAGTTCGGGATTATACCACTAACCCTGATAACCCGATAGAGGGACAGCTATGGTATAATAAAACTGATCAAGTCGCTAGATATAGAATACCAAATGTCGTTTCTTCTTGGAGAACTACCAATTCTTTAAACACCGCTAGAGATGGATTAATAAGTGGTCTTGGAATACAAACTGCTGCATTAGCAGTTGGTGGATCACAAACTATAGCTAACACTGAGCAATATAATGGAACTTCTTTTTCAGAGGTTAATGATTTAAATACGGGAAGAAAAAATGGAGCAGGAACTGGAACCACTACAGCAGCGTTAGCATCTGGAGGAGATACGGGTCCTACTGGTAGTGGAGGTCATGGTGTTACAACTGTTGAATCTTGGAATGGAAGTTCTTGGACAGCAGGAACAGCTATTAATACTGCAAGATTGGGATTAGCGGGTGTTGGACCCTCGACAGCAACTTTAGTTTTTGGAGGATATGATAATCCAGACTATAATACACAAACTGAATTTTGGAATGGAAGTAGTTGGACAGAATTAAATGATTTAAATACAAAAAGATCTGGCTTAGGTGGATCAGGAACAACTTATACAGCAGCGTTAGGTTTTGGTGGTTCGGGTCCAGGTAATAAAGCTAACACAGAAAGTTTTAATGGAACAAGTTGGACAGAGGTTGCAGATTTAAATACTGCAAGAGGTAGTGGTGCTGCTACAACATCAGGCACTCAATCATCCGCATTATATTTTATGGGATATACATCCACGCACGTTGCTTTAACCGAAGAGTGGAACGGAAGTGGTTGGACAGAAGTTAATGATTTAAATACTGCAAGATATCTTGGACAAGGATGCGGGAC